CTATAGAGCAGCTAGTACATTCATTGTATTTTTTTCATCTTCTTCTCGAAGCTCTTTAATCAAATGTGTGTAAATACGAATAGTTGTATCGACATCCGCATGTCCAAGCCGTTCTGAAATATATTGAACAGAAATACCTTTGTAAAATAAAATACTTGCATGTGTATGGCGTAAACCATGAATTGAAATTTCATCAATACCTAATTCGTTTAGTAGCTTTTTTAATGCTTTGTTTACGCCTGTGTTGCTAAAAACTTTATATTTCGATTCAGGATTATAGAATACTAGTTTGTGTATATTTTCAGGGGTATCATTGAAATATTTTTGAAACATATCCATAATCACTTTATCCATTTTAATAACACGATTAGACGTTTCCGTTTTGGTCTTTTTTTCACCATCTTCAAACGATGAAGTATAGCCCCAAGTCTTGTTTATGCTGATAGTATTGTTTTTAAAATCAAAGTCTTTTCTTTGCAATGCTATAATTTCAGCAAATCGCATTCCCGATTTAAGGGCTAAAAGAATAATATAGTACACTTGTCTATGTTCAGCTTCTAAAACATCGCATAGAGCTTTAGAAAGGCGTTTACTTTCTAAGTAATTAATATGCTTATCAATTTGCTTCTTTGAATCTTTTCCAGTGAGAGTTGCCCTTCTAGTAAAATCAGTTTGAATGATCCCTTCATCTACAGCTTCACGTACACAAGCCCTTATATGAGCGTTTATTTTCTTAACCGTTTCTTTAGCTTTAGTTTTACCATACTTGTTTAAAAAGGCCTGATAATCACTCTTTTTAATATGTTGAATAGGTGTTGAACCAAAGTACTTTTGGATAACCTTAAATGTGTTTTCATAATGAACTTGTGTAGCCTTAGCATTATCAGACTTGTATAAATCTACCCATCTTTTAAAATAGGAGTCTATCGGTTCTATTTTAATAATAGGGTTAAGCCCTTTGTTCAACTTTGCTTCTATCTCTGCAGCTGCTACTTGGGCTTCTTTTTTTGTGGCGAAACCGCCTTTTCGAATTGGCCTAGATTCACCGTTAACCATTCTACTAACAGTATACTGCCAAGTCTTTCCTCTTTTCTGAAAACTAGCCATGGTGATCCTCCTTTCATAAATACTACAAATTGGGAATGTACGTTCTATTTTAGGGTAATTTTTTTACCATCTATGTTTTTTAAAGTAAGTAGTCCTTCTGGAATACCTTTGTCTTTAATTGCATCATAGATGGTAAAACATGAATAATTGTCTTGATCCAAAAATAGTTCGTCAGGCAACAATAACTCGACAGCAAATGTATTTGCCTCTATCTCCAACTTATCAGTAGAAAAGAGGGTATGTAGTTTCAAAAAAGAAGTATTTGTGTCGGGATGTTGGACAGCATGACCTAATTCGTGTGCAGCGATAAAGATTTGAGATTTTCTATCTGCATCCTGGTTTATATGAATTATGGGTACTCTAAAATGTTTACTGTAATACCCTAGTGCGTTGCCTAACGGTTCAAATACAATAAGAATGTTCATATATCTGGCAATTTCAAATGGATCATTTGTGCCATAATTTTTTACTAACTGATTTACTAATGACTTAATTGACGACACAAGCAACACTCCTATTAACGATACTTTTTAGGGGTGAATTTCTGTTTTGCTACCCTTTTAGCTAGTCGCAATGAGTTTTCTAAGCTGGATATTAACAATTCTCTATCTTCTAATTCTTCCTCGCTTAATTCATCCAGTGTTCTACCATCAAATGCTGCATGACCACTTTGAGAAAATCCGTCAATCATTTTTTGAAGTTCTTTTTGTATATCTTGTTCATCTTTTTCAGTTAGATCATAGTAATGTTTTTTATCAGTACGCCCAAGTAAATAATCTGTACTAACATCAAAGTAATCTGCAACTTTCTCTAACGTTTCAGATTTTGGACTTTGAGTTTTCCATTTATAAAAAGCATTTTCGCTAAATCCAAGCTTTTGAGCAACTACTTTTAGATTCTCTCCACGTTGGTCAGATAATTCTTTTACCCTTTCGAATAACATAATATCAACCTTTCCGACTGCTTAGAGAAAAATAAATTATACAATTGGATAATTAATAGTTGAAATTAGTATCCAACTGTATTATTATGTTCACATAAGCTAAGTTATTAGCTAAAAAAAGCACAAAAAATACGACCTATTTAAACACATTTTGACGTTGGGGAACGGAACAAATGTAATGTTTACAGGCTTTTCAGAAGTCTTATTTAGCTATGTCTAAATAGTATACTACTGGATACTTTGTGTCAATACAATCGGCTAATAATTTAGCTTAGAAATTTCCAAAAAAGTAAAGAGCTGTGATACCGAGCCAATGACGGTATAGTCGTAACTTATAGCTTATATGACGGTAGCAACGTCAGTTGGATTTTAGGAGGTTAAAGGATGAAAGAAGATTTAGGAGCATTAGTAAGATCAGAATTATTTAAACGAAAAATGAGGCAAAAGGAATTAGCTAAAATGGTAGGGATTTCAAATGCTTATCTATCAGACATTATTCGTGGTAATAAATCTGGGCCGAAAGCGCAGGAACACATTAAACACATCCGTAAAATATTAGACATTTAGGGCAGGTGATTGAATTGCAACAATTACAAGTTAATTTAACTGTAAACGTACCTGATCATCTTGTACTTGTTGAGAAAGTTGAATACGAGCAATTACAGCAAGAAAAATTAAGTGGACAGTATTGGACTATGAAAGATTTAGAAAAACGAGTAGGAAAAGAGTGGCGTTGGATAAAAGACAACATTCTTTACCCAACTAAGTTCAAAAAAATCTTAGATGTTAATAATGGTGGATTTGTCTACTATCCCGAAGGAAGGGGCAAAAATTGGTCTTTCCATGCTAGTAAAATGGCTAAGTTTCTAGATGATAATTTTTATTTAATTTTTAGAAAGGGTGACTAAATGAACATTAAACCTGTTCCAGTGGAGTTAGTAGGTGAAACATTGATGAATATTTCGCCAGTGTATTTATTGAGTACGGTTGCTAGCAAGTTACCTATAGCTGTCCTATTAGATGTTAAAGGTCGCATAGGTGACTGGCTTGCCAGCGGTGGCAAAGAAACAGATCCATACATTTGGCAGCAAGTAGCCTATGCTCAGAAAGTTTATGCGGCAATGAAAGGTGGTGATTGATTGCGTATAGGCAACACTCATGCTGATGTTTATGACCGTGAAACGGATTACTGGCGAGACATTGAGGATGCACGGAATGCCCAAATAGAGGCACAGAAAAACGTGTCAAAGGCTCAAACCAATGACAATGCAGTATACAAGGAAGGTGAAAAGGGATGAAGCTACAACCTGCAGCTGAGATGAAAAAAGTAAGTGCCAGCAACTTTGACAAATTAAAGGCTGACGCATTGCAAAGTGATGATTTCAAAAACCTAGTTAAAGGCATTGAAAATCAAGCTGAGAAAGGTCTTTGTGAGTATACGTATTACCACAAAACCAATAAGCAGATCGTTGCCATTTTCCAACAGGCATTAAAAGAGAATGGCTATACAACTAGCAAACATTTATCAGGTTTAGGTCTAACTATTAAATGGTAGGGGTGATTCAGTTGTTTGAGGACTTACTTAGAGCAGCCGCAGCTAAAGCTATTGAAATGGCTGTAAATGAAGGACATTTGATTAAGGAAGATGGCATTATCTTAAAGCCAGCAACAATCAATCTTGTAAATGAAATCGAAGAAATGAACCGCCAACATCTGATCGATATGGCTTTAGCTAACAATGATCGTGAGCTGTTCATGCAATTAACAAATTGAAAAAGGGGTGCCTTTAATGGACAAGGTAAAGGTTAGTCAAAATGTCGCTGATGCATTAGATTATGTTACTCGAAATTTCAGCAATAAAGCAATTATTGATGCACATGTCAGAAATCCAAACGGCTGGGATATGGATGTAAATAAAGCTTTAAAAGGATTAGATTTAGACATTCTCATTCGTGCCTTATACAACGGCTACGCAGTTGAGGGGATGGCACAAGAACAGCTTTTAGAGTGGTTTAAGTTCTCTATTCAAAAATTTAATGAACTTAAAAAAAGTTGATAAAAACCAAATGAAAGATTGGGATAAACAAGACGTTGAAGAACACCACAATGAGGTTGATTATTACCGCATAGAAATTAGTGTTCTAAAGCAAGTTTTAACAATCTTTGAAATCAACATAGAAGAAGGAGTGAATTGTTAATGAAATCAACAGGCATGGTTCGTAAGGTGGATGAATTGGGGCGTTTAGTAATTCCGATTGAATTACGCCGCACATTAGGCATTGATGTAAAGGATGCAGTAGAAATTTTTATCGATGAAGACAAGGTTATTTTAAAGAAGTACAAGCCTAACATGGCATGTGCGGTTACTGGTGAAGTATCAAATGATAATTTAGTTCTGCTAGGTGGAAAGCTCATTTTAAGCCCCGAAGAAGCTAAAAAATTAATCACTGAAATTGAGTTGAAGTAGGTGAAAAAATGAATGATTGTCTTTTAGAAGTCCTGGGCGATTATTTCGTAAAACACGACCTGGCCAATAAAGGTTGGGAGTTTCATGAATTTGTTGCCGAATGGCAGCTTGGCACAATTGTGATGTCGAAGGGGTGAACCTAAGTGGGCCATAAACATTGGACGCCCAGAGAAATCAAATATATATCTGAAAAGGCATTGCTCGATTCTACTAACATTGTGGTCAATGTAAAGCAGATGGCAAAGTATTTAAAACGCAGTACAGGCGCTGTAAATAATCAAGTGCTAAGGCTTAGGAAAGAAGGCATATTGCCACCAATTGAGCGTGATAAATCAATAGATTTTAATAACAGACCATATTCAGAGCATGCCATAAAACGCATTGAATTTATGTTGAATAATGGCAGCACAGTACAAGAAATAGCCGATTCATTGGGAAAAAGCAGAAAAGCAATAGAAAGCTTGTTAAGTCGTTTAAGAGGAAAAGGAACGATTGATTCTCATAAACATCGATATTGGAAAGCTCATGAAGAAGAATATCTGATTAGTAACATTGAATTTGATGAAAATGGCTTTACTAATAATGTGGATGTACTTGCAAATTTTCTTAATCGATCAGTAAGTTCAGTTACAGCAAAGATTAATAAAATGCGTCAAAGTGGCGCCATAAAAATTCAAGCAGATCTTACAAAGACAAGTGTAAAAGCTAAAGTAGCCCATGAACAATTTAATAATAAAAGGTTCGCTGGGTACGAAAGGAAGGTGCCAGTGGTGGTTAATACACCGAGTAAGGTAGAGGTTGTACAAGTTGTCCTTACTGTAACAGTCGGTGCTAAAGGGGAGGAAATTCATCAGTATTGGACGTTTGATGGCAAATTACTTGCTGAAAATAAAAAGCTCACTGAGGGCAATCAGTGAGCAAAAATAAAACTTGTGTAAGTCATTATAACACGAAATGAGGTAAAAAATGTGGAAATTAAATTCAATCAATTAACCTTGCAGAATTTCAAAAGCCACAAGGATCTTGTAGTTAAGTTTGGCGACATGACTAAGATCCTCGCAGATAATGCAAAAGGTAAAAGCTCCATTGGTGAAGCAATTACATTCTTATTATACGGTACTGACCTGGTGGGGAGCAAACTTGATCCTTCACCAGTAACGTATCAAGCAGAGAATACGCTTGTGACATTGTTATTAAGTCTTGAAGATGGGGAGCTGCTACTTGGCCGTGAAATTGCAAAAGGTCGTAATAAGTTCTATGTAAATGAGGTACCTTCCAAAGCAACTGAATTTAACGAGGTAGTGGAAAAGCTATTTGATAAAGATTTATTTTTATCGCTGTTTAATCCAAGTTATTTCTTCACATTGCATTGGGAAAAGCAGCGTCAAATGATTTTAAAATATACGACTGCACCTGCAAATAAAGAAGTATTAAATGAATTGCCTAAGCCACAATCGGACAAGTTGGCCACATTAGTTAAAAAGCATTCTTTAGAGGATTTAGATAAAATCCATCGATCCAATAAAACCAAGCTTGATAAGCAGTATATAGCTGCTCAGAGCCGCGCCAAGACGTTAAGAGAGCAGCTAGAACAAAATGCTCCAACAGTACCATTAGACTCGCTAAATGTGGAATTGAAACAGCTTGTTAAGGAACGAAACGCTATAGAAGAAGTGACGGATAAAGCTCAAACGGTGAATGGTAGGATCAATATTCTAAACAACCAAATTAACGTTTTGTCACAAGTGCGTGACGACATTAAAGACCAATTTAATCAGCTCAAAGATGAACAAATACAAGATACTTGTCGCGTTTGTAATCAAACATTACAAGATGATGCTATCAATGCGGTAGAGGCAGAAAAGGAACAACGTATCCAACAAGTTAAGTTAAAGTTCCAACAGGCTGTAGATTCACGAAAGGCGTTGGAGGAAGAACTTAAAACACTTGAATATGTAGATGTATCAGAGCAATTGGAAAAAGCGCGTTTACTTCAAGAAAAGATTAATCCAATAGAATACGAGATTTCTAAGCATAGGGAGTATAAGTACTTAGAGGAACAGGTTATTGCTGCAGAAGCGAATGAAAAAGAAACGCTTGAATCACTTAATGAGTCCATTTTTATCCTGGATGCTATCAAGGATTTCAAAGCAAAAGAAGCAGAATTACAAGTCAAAAAGGTTCAAGACTTGTTCGAAAATTTATCAATAAAACTGTTTGAAGAAGTGAAAACAACTGGCGAAAACAAACCAACTTTCATTGTTCAAATGGATGGCAAAGACTACATGAAGCTTTCGTTTAGTGAACAAACAAGAGCAGGGCTTGAAATTCGTGATGTGTTGTCAGAACAAAGTGATCTTGTTGTACCTTGCTTTGTAGATAATTCAGAAACCATCACTAAGTTCAAGGAACCGAATGGACAACTAATAATAAGCCGTGTCGTTGCTGGACAAGATCTAACAATCGAAAGTGAGGATAAATAAATGAGTGTATATCAAGTTGAGAAGCAAATATATAACGGTTGGGCATTTACAGCCAATGAAAGAGAAAAGGGAAAAATAAATCGTGAAATTCATGATGAACTAATGAAAAAGTACAAGATTTACAGACATGATCTTAGGTTCACTCCTGATGTCGATCTGGAAAAATATGATGTTGTCATTGGTAGAGAGCCAGGTTATGCACACTCGAAGTACAACATCATTAAAAATGGACCTAATCTTACTACGGATGAATTGCTATTAATTTGTGATGGCGGAAATTTATGTTTTGGCGGCAGTAGTATAACAAGTAATCAATTGCGAGTGAGTGAAGATTGATAAAAGGGGAGGCCATTTGAATGAACGCTAAAGAAATCACAGTCGGCTACACATATACCAAAAATCTAGGAAACTTTGAAAATGTGAAAGTAGATGCTGCAGTAACCATTTCAGTAGAGCCAGGGCAAGATGTTGACGCACTTTACGACAAAGCTTATGAAAGTATGAAAAAACAGGTCAAAAACGGCCTTAATAAATTTACGGAGGTACGCTATTAATGAACAGAAACTTACCAACTTTAACACCTGAAATTACAGAGGCTTTCGCCCCTGCAGTATTAGAGGTCATTCGCAGTTCGATTGCACCTACAGCAAGTGATCAAGAATTTCTATTATTCGCTCACAAGGCAGCATCCTATGGATTAGATCCATTCAAAAATGAAATTTTCTTCATCAAGTATGGCAATCAAGCACGTATTCAATTTGCAGCTGAGGCCTATCTTTCAAAAGCGCGTGAACAAGAGGGCTTTATCCCACCTGATACACAAATGGTACATGAAAACGATGAATTTAAAATCGCTATGAATAAAGAAACTAAGCAAATGGAAGTAATTCAACACGAAATCGGCTTCCCACGTGGAAAGATTATTGGTGCCTATTCAGTTGCTTACCGAGAAGGGTATCCACCTGTAACAGTAATTATGGACATCGAGGAAGTCTCTCATATGTTTACAGGCCAAAATAAAGACAACTGGAACAAGTGGACAAGTGACATGTTCGGCAAGCATGTTCAGCAACGAGCATTGAAAAAGCAATACGGATTGTCATTTGAGGATGTAACGATTTCCCAAAATGATGTACCTCAACCTGCTACGCAAACACGCAGGGATATTACACCTACCCAGGAGCAGATAGAGGCCCCTATTGAACAGCCTGTATTAACTCGCTCAGAAGAATTACTCAAGGAAGTCAAAGCAAAGTTTAAACAACTTGGTATTACAACGAAAAAGGCTATGCAAGAATACCTGGATAAAAATGCACCAGGCATTGATCCTACAACAGCTACGGAATCTGAACTAGTTGGCTTAATTGAGCTACTAAATATGAATATCGAAATGCTAGCTTCACAGTCAAACGATGCCGATTTACTAGAGTAAAAACTATGAAACTACCACAAATAATAGTTTATGAGAGGAATAAGGATTGTAAGCTGTGTGGGCGAGAAATGAATGAAAATGAATACAACTTGTACCGTGGGCGTGAAATATGCTCACGGTGCCATAAGGAGTTGAAAAAACGTGCTGGACAAGGGTGATGTATTGATTGCACATACAAGTAATGCTTCATTAGGACTCACTAAAGATGCTGAGTACATAGTGACATCCATTGGTAAACGATGGGTATTCGGCGTGTTAAATGACAATAACCAAAGTGTACAGTTCACAATGTATCCTGATTCTGATGGAGATTCATACAAAGATTTTTTTATAAAAAAATAGATTAGGAGGTATTGCATGAAAGTTGACATCTTAGCAAGTGGTTCAAGTGGCAATTGTATTGCTTTAACAACCAATGAAACTACCATTCTGATCGATGCAGGCATTGCTAAAACGAAAATAGAAAAACGGCTACTGGAAGTAGGTATAACGCCAAATAGCGTTAAAGGTATCTTTGTTACACATGCACATAGCGATCATATTAAAGGGCTACCATTGGCCAACAAATACAAAATCCCTGTGTATGCTGGCGAACGTGAATGGAAAAACATCACTACCGTTGAAGATGAATTAATTAGGCCGATTGGCGTTGGTGGTATTTTCGGTTGTGGCCAGTTTATAGTAAGCCATTTTAATGTTCATCACGATGCAATCGATCCGAGGGGTTACGTTGTATGGAATTTAGATAATTTTAAAGTATCTATTTGCTTAGATACTGGCCTGGTTGATAAAAGCATGTTGAATGCCATGAGGCATAGTGACATTTACATCATCGAAGCCAACCATGAGCCACGAATGGTTGAAGTTTCTGATTACCCTAACAGCGTTAAAGCGAGGATTTTGAGTCACGTAGGCCACTTATCAAATGAACAAACGGCAAAAGCCCTCAGAGAGCTTGTAGTGGGAAAAGGGGAACGAATATACCTAACACATTTAAGTAGCAAGAACAACCTCCCTACGCTTGCGGAAATGACCGTTAAAAGGGAGTTATTAAAAAAGGGATACCAAGCAGGCAATCACTACAAATTGGAGGTCATTTAATGCATCCTTATGAATTAATTTTAACTGCTATGTTGAGATTACAAATTGAAAACATAGAGCTAAAAAAGCAATTAGAGTCCATTCAATCTAAAAGTGTTACTGGATCAGTTGCGGATCGCATTGATGATTGGTTAAACAGACCATACACAGGTAGTAGTCGCAAAGATATTGAGGAATTTTCAAAGGAACTCATTGAATACATGAGCAGCCAATTGAAAGCATGAATAGGGTGAGTGATCATGGCAAGTCCACAACTCAAAAATGGGCATACACGGATTGCCAATGAAATCTTCGATCATATCATGAAGACTAATCTCAATGGCACACAATTCCGTCTGGTCTTGGCCATTTGGAGATATACGTATGGTTTTCAGAGAAAGACCAATGAAATGTCCACAAGCTTTTTAACAAAAGCGATTAATGCCAATAGAACCCAAGTTAATAGAGAACTAGCAACGTTGATTGATAGAAACATAATTAAGATTACAGGGATTGGTTCAAAAGGAGCGAGAATCATGGGGTTTAATAAAGATTATAAAGAGTGGGATGAACAGCTGCCATCTAAAGAAGTAGAACCTGAAATCCCTGATCAAACTAAACCAGTTAAAAAAATAAATATGATGAAGAAAATACTTATTACAAAATGGCCGTCTACTTTCATGAAAAAGTTTCTGTAGTTGCAAATGAAGCTGGCATATCTCATTTAATTAAAAAGTCCAATATGCAATCTTGGGCTGATGATATGCGAAAGTTAATTGAAATAGATCAAGTTGATAAGCACTTGGCAAAACAAGTCATGGATTGGGTTACACAAGATTCTTTTTGGCGCACCAACGTTTTATCAGCAAAAAAACTTAGAGATAAATTTATGGAATTAGCTATAAAAATGAATGCTGATAAAAAGCCTGCTCAACCAAAACAAAAACCTCAATATGATCCGAGAGATAAAGAAATAGAGTTCCAACGTTGGTTACAAGATGGGAATGATCCAAATGACTTTGATTGGAGCAACTGATTACGAACTTGATGCGGAAAAATCGGTGCTAGGCGCAATCTTTCTTGAACCAAGTGTGATTGATGACATTGTTTTTCTTGAATCAAGGGACTTCATTAGCGCGCGTCACCAACAGATTTATAGAGTAATGAAATGGCTAGATAATAAAAATCAGCCTATCGATATTACTACTGTTACTGAGCTGTACATGCAGCATAACAAAATGGACGAGGTAAGCATTTCTTATTTAGCGGAATTAGCCGTTTCCTGTCCTACTGCTGCAAATGTCGTGTCATATGCCAATATTGTTCGATCAAGGGCTATTCGAAGACGAGGAACAGATATAGGGCAAAAAATTATGAACCTAGTACATGAAGATTTTGAGACTGACGATGATTATTTTGCTGAAATCGAAAAACTAGCCTCAGAAGTAAGGCCCGAAGATGATGGCAAGATGCAAAGTTTAAAAGAGTCACGTCATGGATATTTTGCACATCTTTTGAAACGAGCTGAATTTATACCTACTGGATTCAAACACTATGACAAATGGGCGCATGGTCTTTGGAGAGGTTGGTTGTTCGTTAGTGCTGGACGTCCTAGTGTTGGTAAAACAGCAATGCTTCTCCAAAGAATTATGGGTGTGGCCAAGAGTGGTCCAGTATTAATTTGGTCACAAGAAATGGACAAGTACCAATTGTTTGATCGGATGATTTCAAATTCAACAGGCATTCAATACGGCCGCATAAAAAATAAGGACTTAAAGCCTGATGAATTAGGAGTCATTGAGTTTGCTTATAAAGAGTTAGAAAAGTTACCAATCTTTGTCCAGGATTCATCAGGTGTAACAATCGAGGAAGTAAGGGCTACAGCAAGGCGTTTTAAAAAGCGATATGGGCAAATTGCCATGATTGCTGTGGATTATCTGCAGATTATGAAGATTCCCCAACGTAAAAATGAGACTAGGGCGCAAGCTATTGGAAATGTAACGACTACTGCCAAGCAAATAGCGCGTGATATGAATTGTTGCTTCATGATGTTATCGCAGATGACCAGGGAAAGTGACAATGTTAAAAAGCCGCAGCTATCACACTTAAAAGAATCATCATCCATTGAACAAGATGCAGATGTTGTTGAATTTTTATGGCATGATCCAGCTGACAAAATGCCACAAGGTAAGGTCATTCAACAGTTTTTTGCAAAAGGACGAGATATAGGAATAAATGAATTTAAGTTGCTGTTTATGGGGTGGAAACAAAAGTTTATTGAACTGGATAAACAGTAGAAAACTATTTGTTTAGAGCTGAACAGGAGGAATGAAATTGGGTGGTTCATTTCCTAAGTTATCATATAAAAATTTGCAAACGATAAAGCATGCGCTACAGGAATATTTAAAGCGTGATGGCATCACTGAAAATGATAAGACAAGTGAACAAGCTTTGTTATTGAAAATTAATGATGAAATCAAATTAATGCGTGAAAGGCATCGTTTTTGAAAGAAAATGTGCAAAAGGAAGGGGGCAAAGAAATGGCATCGATAGAAATGTTATTAAACAAAACACTTATCTCAATAGAGCAGGATGGCAATGATGAACTATATTTCCTAACAGCCGAAGGAGATAAATTCAAGATGTATCATGAACAAGATTGTTGTGAAAGTGTTTGGTTAGAAGAAACTATCGGGGATTTAGAAGATTTAATTGGTAATCCTTTATTAATGGCTGATGAAGTAATAGAAAGTCCTCCTGAAAGCGACAATTACGAAAGTGCAACTTGGACATTTTATAAGTTCGCTACTATTAAAGGCTATGTGACTTTATGTTGGGTTGGTGAATCGAACGGATATTATTCTGAATCAGTAAATTTTCGCAAAGTTAATTAATAAAGGATTTGGAGGATCGTTATGAGATTCATAGGTATAGATCCATCTACTAAAACAGGATTTGTTGCACTTGATGAAAATGGCCAGGTACTTAGAGCCAAAGAATTAACAGGCATAGGTGATAAAGATCCTTATCGAATGATTACCCTTATTGACGAGGTTATGGCCCATATGCGAAAGGGAGACATCATTACAATTGAGGGATTTGGTTTTGCAACACAGCAGGGCATCCAGCTTGGCGGAATTGGTTGGGGTATGCGAATGTCTCTAACTAGACGAGGCTTTAAATACTATGAAGTGGCACCTAATGCTGTTAAAAAATTTGTAGGTGTAACAGGCTTCACAGGCGAAGTAGGGAATAAAAAGCGCCTTACTGGTCCAGAGAAGAAAAAAGTCGTTATGAAAGCTGTAAAAGATCATTTTGGCTTCTCACATAAAAGCGACAATGTTGTAGATGCATATATTTTAGCTCAAATTGCAAGAATCATGTACCAGTTTAATAGACCTGATTTTATTGGTTGTCCTGTCTATCAAGCAGAGGTAGTTAAATCGATATTAGGAAACAAAACAATTGAAATGGAGAGTGTGAAGAATGGCTAAAGTTGAATTAAATGTCCTTTTTAAAAAGATACAAAAGGATGATAAAAAAGAAGTTTTAGAGTTTCATATCTTGGGTGATGATGTTCAATATAAATCTGAATTAATTGGTATGGCAGGCAGCATTGTAATACTTGAACTGGGTGATGTTAAATTATCTGCAGAGATGAAATCAATTCAGCGCGATAGCAAGAAAGTCGTGTTGAAATTTGAAGCCAAAGGCGATAGTGAGGAAAAGACTATCAAACTTTATCCAAAAGCAGGCTTTAATGTGAAGATTTCACTTGAACAAAGCCAAATGAGCATTGAAGAATTTGAGGAACAGCATGAGGGTATTGAATATCAGGTTGATGGAGATGGAAGTGTGTCGGTACCAACTGATCAAATGAGCATTAAAGATGTCAATGAGACAGAAAACAAAGATGATTTACTAGATTGATACTAATTGCCCTGGTAGATGCCAGGGTATCTTTCTTGTAGAAGGGGGAAATCTGTTTTGGATTTTGAATTGCCTGAATTAGATAGAAAAGCAACGCAAGCAGCTGTCGAGCGAGAATTAGAAAAATACCGCATTTTTAAACATTTAACTTTTGAAGAAAAAGAAGCAGCTACAACATCACATATTAATGACATTGGTGGAGGGAAAGGCAATTTAACAAGTGACCAAACAGGCTCAGTGGCCATTTACAACGTTGATGAAAAGAGTGCAAGACGTAAATATTGTGAGCGTATAGAACGTGCTGTAAAAAGGCTACCACCAATGGAAAGATTCTTGATTGAAACAAGATACATGGCTGATGATGCCGAATACTTAACAGATATGAAAGTCTATTGTTTTAAATTTCAACCACCAATTTCGCCGCCTACTTACGATAAAATTCGTTGGAAAGCCTTTTACAAATTAGCTTTAGACTTAAACATTGCACGTACAATATAGAAAAAAATTGAAAAAGAATTTTAAAATATTTAAAAAGCCTTTTAAAGCATTTGGTTTTATACATGTTAAATTAATATCATCGGGAATTGATTAAGGGAGACCTTAGTTGATTCCTTTTTCATTTCCATAGTGTTGACTGTCGCGGATTAGCGTCACCTTTTATGTCGCTAATTAGCGTCTACTTATGTCGCGGATTAGCGTCTAGTAATGTCGCTAATTAGCGTCTAGTGAAACGAGTTTCTTCTATATATGCAAAATCTCTAAAGAAAACAATAAAGAAAACAATAAAGAAAACTAACTAGCAAATACATTTTGCTAGTTATAGATTTTGTATTTTAAAGAAAATTTAAAAGTCTCCCTACTTGGTGTAATTTTAAAAGGTCTTTCAATAATCGAAATACATAATATTGCACTTCGTAAAGATTTATTTCTTATTTTCATTTTTTACTAACTAAACACTCGAACTTTATCCTTCATGATTGATGAAAATTCCCGATATAATAAATGAGCCTTGTGAATATAATGGTAAAAAATAGTTGGCAATTAATCGATTCTGATTGCATAAAAATTGTAAGTTGTGTAGTATAATAAGGAATAACAGGAATATGGGGGAGTTGGTTATGGATATTAGAGCATGGTTAGGTGGTAATAATCACCATGGTAATGGACAAATTCATGAGAAAATAAATGAACTGTCACAACTCTATGTCACGGCCGTAAAAGAGTACTTTTCATTAGACGACATCGGAACAGACTTTAATGAATTTTGTGTAATTATTAAAAATAAAAAAATTAAGGCTGACCAAGAAGGATTTAGGGAATGGTTTTTAGATAAAGGATCCCTATTCTTAAAAGATTTAATAAAAAAACAGTATAAAGATTGTGAAAAAGCCATTGCAAAGATGGATTATGAAATGTACATTCTTTCTGATGAGTTGGATATGGAATATCCCGATGATTTAGTGGCATCGCTTATTTCTATTACTGAAGAAGTACCAACTTATCTAATAGAAAATGTAACCGAAACTAAAATCAATCTAGATTGGAATTACAAAATTAATAAAATTAATATCTCTTATGTACACAATGATGAGATATTAGCAACAATAGAAGTAAATAATAGAGTTGCTAAACCAATAACTGGATATTATACTAAAGACGAGGAAGTTTTTAAGCCTAGTCTTGAGTATAATAATTGGTCTGATTTTCATGGTTTTAGAACAGACATATTAGACTTAAAGGCTAAGAAAGAACCTTCATATTCATTTGAGGGTTCTTTTTTTCTATAATCAATTAGGAGGATAGTCATGACTATTTTAGATTACTACAAGATAATTAAGAATTCGGTACAATTCAAAGAGGCGGATCTAGTTGCTATCAGGTGTTATAAGAATGACGTTAAAAACATGGAGGGTAGAGCTTCTGTTAATTTGAGATTTGAAAGAGAAACAAACCTACTTTCTGAAGATATTGCTGAAGTAAAATTAATAACATATCTTAGTCTTGAAAATGACTTTTTTAATTTCGAAATTGAGTATAAAGGTACATGTTACAAGTTAGATGAAACAATTTCAGAGGAAGAGTTTGAAAGATATGCACATGATCAAGTTGTTCCGTTATTGCTTCCATACGTACGTGAATGTATTAGTAGCTTAATGTCCAAAATGAATATTCCGGTGTTTACAATTCCTACAATAGATGTTCTAGATACTTTAGAAGCTAATAGTGTTGAAAGAGTTAACTCCTATAATGAATAGAATCTTTTTTATTAGGAAGGATTATTCAACACCCGGACATATAATCAAATCTGTAAAATTATTGTCTGATCATTTTAAGGTAGACAGAGAGTATCTTTCTGATTACCTATCTGTACTCAGGTTTTCGAAAAGATGGAAAATCGCGACTATGGTGAATGATTTGCAAGTTTGGGAAAATAATTTTACAAAAATATATTCAACAGGGACATATAATATTGTTAAATTAACTAAAGAAGCTTTTTTGAGTTGTACCTCTAAAGATGAAATCGATAGTTTAAGAGGAGCAATAGTTGAAGCTATTATTATAGGATGCTTTGAGGGACATGAAAATTTAAAATTCGAAAATTTTGGTTGGGGTGCTAGTGTAAACATTAGAGAAGATGACACCGAAATTCAATTAAAATATTTATGTTCCCAACGTGAAAAGGATGAATGTGATAATAGACTTACAGTGGATTTTGGATACTGGGATGGTAATCACGGACAATTTTTTGAATGTAAAGTGGAACCTAAAACAATTGGATGTAAAGAAGTAAATTATATGAAATATCTTAAAGAAGAATTAAGAAAAAGAGGATTCTCCCATGAGATATTTTTCGTTAGTCCAAAACCTGAAAGTGCTATTTTATTACAATTAGATAATTATGATCTTGGACCTACATTTAAGCCATTTGGTATAAATAGCATGAGAGCAATTCTAAAACAAAAGCAGAAATTAAAAAAATGTGTTTGAAGTATGCTAAAGTCTACATCAAAATGATGTGGGCTTTTTATTATGCCTTAAAAGGTGGTGAGAAGATCATGACCATGATTGTATACATGACACTAGCATTGGACTTAATCATACGTGCACTCATTGTAATGTTGTTGATTGCTGGTATTGTTCATGCAGTTGTTTCTATTGGAGAGAAAAAGAAAGCTGTTAATGAGCTCACAGTTATATCTAAACGGCTGCACATTCTTATGGACATTCCTATTAAGAAGGCTAGAGAGTTCATGAAGGGTAATGATAATCACAAGGAGTAACACATGAACCATCATAAACCCAGTGATACCAAGGCTTTGGGTCCTTTCCAGGAGGGAGGGGTTATGCGGGGCTAGCGACGCCCGCGGCTTGCCTGTTTTTATTTTAAAAATTTTACTTCGGAACTTCGGAATTGGAGGTGTGCAAAATGGATGGATTTAAGGAAGAGAACAATCAGGTTTTAGTATCAACAAAACGTCTTTGTGAACTACTTGAAGTAAGTGATAGAACGCTAACAGATTGGAAAAGACAAGGGTTGACGCAGCATGCTAGGGGTTGGTGGAATTTGCAACACGTCCTGAAATGGCGCGGTGAAATATACAATGCCGATTCCGAAGTGAGTAAATCCGCAAACCTTCAGCAAATGAAATTAGAAGCTGAAATTGCCTTCAAGCAGGCACAAGCTGAATTAACTAAAATGAAAAATGAAATTGCTGAAGGGAAGTATATCGAGAAAGAAATTGTGGAAGCAGAATTGACTCGCTTCTTTTTAATTTTCAAAAAATCAGCTTTAATGTTGCCACGTAAATTGATGGGATTTGTTACTGGATATTTGGAACCACTGGAAGTTAGACGAGTGGAGCATCAAATGACAGAGCTTGTGAAAGATGCGTTGAATCAGATGAGTGTGGATGGTGTGTACAATGCCAAAAAGAAATAAACACAAACTTCCTGAGTTCATAAAAAAAGCGCTACAGTTTTTGAAGGCTCCAGAAAATTTAACAGTAAGTGAATGGGCTGAAAAGTATCGCAAGCTGGATGTGAAAACAAGTGCGATACCAGGTCCATGGCGAAACGAAATGACGCCTTATTTAGTTGAAATCATGGATGAATTTAACAACCCAGATACAGAAGAAATTGTATTCGTAAAGCCTACTCAAGTGGGTGGAACGGAAGTCTTGTTGAATGTCATTGGATATGTTGTGATGCAGGATCCAAACCCTGCAATGGTTGTTTATCCAACAGATGATTTAGCTGAGTCTATTTCAGAAAACCGTATACAGCCAATGTTTCAGTTGTCACAAGAATTGAACAAACGATTCAAGAAAAATGAATCAAACCGTTCCGAATTACAGTTTGATGGGATGTATCTTTCTTTGACTGGTGCAAATTCACCATCATCTTTATCTTCAAAAGCCATACGTTACTTGTTACTAGATGAAGTCGATAAATATCCAGGGGCATCTAAAAAAGAAGCAGATCCAATTAAATTAGCGCGTGAACGTACAAAAACCTTTCCGAATAGTAAATTATTCATTACTTCAACACCAACTGTTAGAACTGGCCATATAAATAAAGCAAAAGAAACATCAGACGTGATTAAACATTACTTTGTTCCATGTGTCCATTGTAACGAATTTATTGAGTTGAAATTCCAACAAATAAGATGGCCAAAAGAAGAAAGCATGAGTGAAGTGGATCGCGCTGAGTTTGCTAATTATGTATGCCAAGAATGCGGCTGTGTGATTACAGACCAGCATAAAATGCAGATGATTAAGCAAGGTAAATGGCAAGTTGTTCAGCAGCGTACACAATATCCACGAAAAGTTTGTTACTGGATGAATACTTTATATTCTCCCTTTGTTACATTTGGTGAAATAGCTAAAGAATTTTTAACAACAAAGAACGATCCAGAATCCTTTCAAAACTTCACGAATTCTTGGCTAGCTGAAGTATGGGAAGATACCAAATTGAAAACTAATGCAGATATGGTTAAGGAAAGACAAACTGATATTCCTGAATTTACGGTCCCAGAATGGGCCGAACTATTAACTGCAGGTGTCGATGTCCAGGAAACAAGTTTATACTATACAATTCGAGCTTGGGGAAAATATATGACTTCTCAATTAGTTGCGAAGGGCCAAGTGCCAAGTTTCACTGATATTGAAAACATCATGAATGCAGAATTTTATAAAGAGAATGGCGAAAGAATGATAGTAAATGCAGCTGGAATTGATTCAGGGGACCAAACCGATGAGGTGTATGATTTCTGTGCACGAAATAGTGAATGGGCTATCCCAATCAAAGGTGTTGGTGATGGACTTCATCACTTCCGCATTAGTATGGTCAATCGAACAACATCATCAGCGCATGGTATGCAATTAATTCTTATTGATGGTGGTAAATATAAAGACATGATTGCATCACGTATGAAAAAGAAAAACGGTACTGGATCATGGATGGTTTATAAAGGCATTGATGATGACTATGCGGAACAAGTTACTGCAGAACATAAAGTTAATGAAAAACGTAGTGGCCGAACCGTTTCTATATGGGTAAAGAAAACTTCCCATGCAGATAACCACTACCTTGATTGTGAGGTCTATGATTTTGCAATGGCGGATGTTTTAGGCGTTAGGACGTTGCATTTATTGCAAGAAGAAACACCACCTGAAGCGAATGTTAATGAGGTTGCTGAGGAATTTAATAATGATTGGCTGGGTGGTAATAAAAAATGGTTAGATGAGTTTTAAAAATGCCCCTGAGGTAACAGAGGCAAAGTCTATATTTTAACTAGTAATTTTAACACCAACAATTAAATCTTCATAGCCAAAGTCATCTGAATATATAACTTTTAAATAATTCTCATTTTCAAGATTTTTAAGGTATGCCTCAATAAGTTGATGATTATCCTGGCCATATATTTTGCAAGTTTCAATAATATCACCAAACGAAATAATAGAACCGTATTTAGCAAAAGGTTTGGCAGGGATATTTTTTAAGATATTGATTAAATTCATATAATCACCTCACTTTCAAAGTGATTATAACAAATTTTGGGAAGGAGTTGAGAGGCTATGAGTATTTTAGAACAATTGCAACAAGTAAACAATGCTATTGCAGCCATTGAAATAGGTGGTCAGGAATATCAAATCGGTTCAAGACGGTTGAAGCGTGCTGATTTATCCTTGCTTTATCAGCGACAAAAGGAATTACAAGGGCAGTTAGAGGCTGAAAAATCTGATGGTTTTGGCCTGGTCAACACATCTGTCGCTATATTTGATCGAAGGTAGGTGTGTTAATGAATTGGTTAGATAGAACAATTGCTTGGTTATCTCCTGAATCTGCATATAAACGTTTGGGTTATCGAAAAGCCGTTAATGACATGCGTTCATATGACGCAGCTGGGGATGATCATTTAAACGCAGGGTGGCGAGCTGTAAATGCAAAAGCTGAATCTACTGATGGAATGTATCGCGATACAATTCGTGCGAGAAGCCGTGATTTAGAACGAAATAGTGACATTTTAGAAAGTGTTGTCTTGGCATTTGAACGAAATGTCGTTGGTGGAGGCTTTAAGTTGCAAGCGAAAACTGAAAATGAAGATTTGAATACAGCTATAGAATCATTATTCAAATTGTGGTGCCGTCCTAAAAATTGTGATGTCACACAACAACAGAGTTTTTCAGAAATATGTCAAATGCTTGTGCGACGCCAAAAGGTAGACGGTGGGATTATTGTAGTTTTGAGATATATTGATGATGGTGTTGTACCTTTATCATTACAAATCTATGAGGTAGATGATTTAGATACAATGATTCCTACAACTACGACAAAAAAGATTGTGAACGGTATTGAATACAATGCCTATAATCGGCCAGTTGCCTATTATCTAAAAAAATATGATGCATATGGAAACTATATCGGTACATCTGAGCGAATTGACGCTAAAGATGTGCTTTTTTTATTCAAGAAAAAACGTCCTAGTCAGTTACGGGAAATGAGCGAATTATCGTCTACGCTCCCACGTGTACGCGACATGAATCAATTTATGGAAGCTGTATCTGTAAAAGAACGTGTTGCAGCATTGTTAGCGGTTTTAATAAAGCGAATAACGCCTAATAATGGTGGAGGTCTTGGACGAGGAACTGGCCAACCTGATAAACGGACTGGATATGCAGGAAAAATGCTTAGTCCAGGTATGATGATGGAATTGAATCCAGGGGACGATGTTCATGTTGTTCAGCCTCCAGCACAGGCCGCTAACTCAGCCGAATTTATTCGTTTACAACAGCGCCTTTCAGGTTCGGCTCAAGGCATTTCCTATGAAGTTGCAGCACGTGATATGTCACAAGTCAACTATTCATCAGCTCGCCAAGGGCTATTAGAGGACCAAAAAACGTATTTAATGCAGCAACAATATTTAATCGATCATTTTTTTATCCCTGTCTATGAGGCTTTCATTGAATCAGCTGTTTTGGCTGGGAAGATCAGTATTAAAGACTTTCATACTAAAAAAGAGAACTACCTACAGCATGAATGGATTGCACCAGGTATGAAATGGATTGATCCTCTTAAAGAAGCAAATGCAAATAAAATAGCGCTGGAAACAAATCAAACTACTCTTGCAGAGATTGCAGGGAATACGGGGAACGATTGGCGTGAAATCATTGATCAGCGTGCACGTGAAATCGAATATATGAAAGAAAAGGGGGTGATAAATAGTGAATCCGCAACAAAATCCGAAGAAATCGACAAACTCATTGAGGAAACAGATGACGAAAAACCAGAAGATGAATCGTGATTTATCCTTTGATATTCGCTCATTAGATGACGATAAACGGACATTTGAGCTGTCTTTTTCATCAGAAGAACCATATCAACGTTGGTTTGGTCCTGAAATTCTCTCACATGAACCAGGCGCAATTGATTTAAGTCGATTAAATGAAATTGGTGTTCTTTTATATAACCATAATCGTGACAAAGTAATTGGCCGTATCGATAAAGCGTGGACAAAGGATAATCGAGCTTATGCGCAAGTTACCTTTGATGAAGATGATGAATCAGATGTGATTTATCAAAAAGTAAAATCTCAAACTCTTAAAGCTGTATCAGTCGGTTATCAAGTTGAATCATGGGAAGAAGTGGCACCTGGTAAAACTTCTGCAAATGGTCGCCACGTGGGACCGTGTAGCGTTGCTTTGAAATGGCAGCCATATGAAATTAGTATCGTTTCTGTGCCAGCTGATGCATCAGTAGGAGTAGGCCGAGATATGGAAGATGAATTTGAGCAAGAAATACAAGAAAAAGGCGACTATTCGTATTATGAACGCCAAATTTTACTTAATGAAAACCTATTTGGAGGGATAAAATAATGAATTTATTACAAATGTTAGCACGTCAAAAGGCGATTGTTGATGCTGCAAAAGCAGAGGGAAATCGTGCATTATCAGTTGAAGAAAAGCGAGAATTTGATGAATTACAAAGTAAAATTGATGCTCTCCGTGCACAAGGTGATCCAAATGAGCCAACACCAGCACCAACACCAGTAGATAACTCAGAGCGTGCACTTGCGGCCGAACGCCAACGTGCACTTGAAATCACATCTCTTTGTCGAGACTTTGGTTTAAATGCTGAAGATTATATTAAAGATGGCCATACAATTGATCAGGTGCGTCAATTCATTCTGGAAAAGCAAATTAAAGATCGCGCGCCACAACCTTCAGGTATTCAAATGGGAAAAGATGAGCGTGATAAATTCCGTGATGCAGCTGCAGATGGACTAGCTTTACGTGTTGGAATGAACGTTGAAAAGCCGAATGATGGCGCTGGAGAATTACGTAATTTATCATTACGTGAATTAGCAAAGGAATCACTCATTATCGAAGGTGTAAATAACGCTTATCGATTAAGTGATGATGAACTTTTACGCCAACATTTAACGCCAACATCTCTATTTACAAACATCATCGATCAAACTGCTCGTAATGTTTTCCAACAAGCATATACAGACGCAGCTACAACATACCAACATTGGACACGTCGTGGAACATTAACTGATTTCCGTCCTACTAAAACATATCAAGTTGGTACTGCAGGGGAACTATTGTTAGTGTCAGAGAATGGTGAATTGAAACATGATGATCCTAATGGTGTTGAAGGTCCAACACGTCAATTATTAACTTATGGCCGTCAATTCTCCATGTCACGTCAAGCATTTATTAATGATGATGTAAGTTTCATTGAAACTAGACCAGCCCTATATGCTCAATCAGCACGACTTGGTATTAACCGTTTGGTATATCAAACTCTAGCTAAAAATCCAGCTATTTGGGATGGTAAGACACTCTTCCATGCGGATCATAAAAATGTTATGGCCACAGGCGGAGCCCCATCAGTTGATACATTATCACAAGCACGTCAGCTATTAAGAAAACAAACGGCTGCAGGTGGCGATGTGAAGTTAAATATTCCTGCACGATTCATGTTAGTACCAACTTCACTTGAAACAAAGGCAGGTCAATTAATTGGTTCAACTGTGGATCCATCACAAGCGAATCCTAATATTCCAAACCCATTCTATAATCAATTTACAATCGTTTCAGATGCAGAGCTTGATGATGCAAGTGTAAATGGCGAATTAGAATGGTATGTAACATCAGATATTTTACGTTCACCAATTCAAGTTGATTTCCTAAATGGGAAAGATATGCCGACGATTGTCATGAAACAAGCACCAGCTGGCCAACTAGGTTTCCTATGGGACATTTATATGGATTATGGTGTAACAGTTGTAGATTATCAAACAGTAGTTAAAAACAACGGTAAATAAGGAAGGGGTTAAGACAAAATGGCGCAAGCAAAATATGTACAACGTGGCGAAACAATTGATTTTATTAATAACACTAGTGCGGACATTGTAGCAGGCGAAGTTATCTCCTTATCCAACCGCATTGGTGTTGCGGCTACTGCAATTCCTGTGGGTACAAAAGGAGCTATCAATGTAATGGGTGTGTATGATTTACCTGCCCTTACTACAGAAGCATTTACGATTGGCCAAACTGTTTATTTTAAAGATGGCAAGGTACAGGCTACCGAAACAGATGCTACACCTGCAGGTTGGATTATTGAGCCAAAATCACAAGCTGGAACTATTGCCCGAGTAAAAATCGATTAGTGGAGGTAATGATATGGCCATTATTTTAGAGTCAATCACTCATGTATGGTTCGCTGGACGAATGATTCCGCCAGGTGAAGTTTTTTCAGCAGATGATGCCTTTGCTACTAAATTAATCGAGGGTGGTTCTGCAAAAGTAGCAAATGCAGTAGATAGTAAGGATGAACAACCAAAAGGTCGCCGCGTGAGAAAAGCAGATGATGATCATGAATAAGACTTTTAAAGATTTCTTATTACAAGATGTAAATAATGTTTTTTTAAATGAAAATGAGTTTGCAGAAACGGTCATCATCAATAAAAATGCAATGAAAATTGTTCGTGATAGTGATGAAATGGTCCAATTTAATACTGATAAGAAGTTGGCTTCATGTGATGTAGTTTTTCATGTGGAGTCCTCTTATTTTAGAGGTATTCCGCAGCCTGAAAGGATAATGGAATTTGAGGGGAAAGAATATCGAATAAAAGTTGTCCGTAATAATTTAGGAATGCTAACAATTGGACTAATGAGGTACACAGAATGAGTATGTTGATTCAAGTCGATGCAGCTGCTTTAAGGGATGTTGAACAGAGACTTGGTCAATTTGCTAATCGAGCTCCCAATGCGATAGCCAATTCATTAAATCGAGCATCCACCAATACCGCCAGCAATATTACGAAAGAAACACGATCAAAATATCATCTTAAACCTGCAGATATTAAAGCAACATTAAAAATTACAAAGGCAAGTAAATCTGTTTTATCAGCAGAAGTAAGATCTAGTGGTAAGGCTGTACCGTTAGACCGATTTAAAGTATCACCTAAAACAGTCAATCCCAAACGAAAAAGCCAGTTAAAAATTGCTGTTAAAAAGAATGGGATGAAACAAGTTTTAGGAGCATTTGTAGCTAATTTACATGGTATTAAACTATTTAAACGTGAAACGAATAAAAGGTTACCGATTGCAAGACTTTTTGGTCCTTCAATACCTCAAATGATTGGAAATGAGGAAACGGTACGAAAAATTAATGAACAATCATGGATTACGTATGAAACACGTTTGAATCATGAAATCAATCGAATTTTAGGGCAATTAGGAGCGAGTTAAATGACAGTTGCTAACATACAAAATGCTTTAGTTGATAGACTAGCTGAAATATTAAAAGATTTCCCTTTGAAAACTTCCTATAACAATCAAACACCATTTAAGATTTTTCGTCATAAGATTCCTGAAAGAACAAGTGACAAATTTAATTACTCAGATGAGGATACACATGATGAAGTGTATCCTTTTTGTTTGGTTAAAATCGATCAAGGACAAAAAGAGAGTAATGAAAGTTTAGAGGAAAATGTGTTGAATATTTTAATTGGTGTGAAAAATGAGGGTTTGGAGGGAGAGGGATATGATGATGTAATGGCTTGTATTCAAGCCATTTGGAATGACTTCAATCGCAATCCTATTTTAGAGAATAAGTATCTATTCAAGTATCCATTAAGTTGGGCACTGGATGGAAGTGAAGAAGAACGCCATCCCTTTTATTATGGTGGCGTACAACTGACCTTTGAAAGTAGGTCATTAACACAAGGAGGGTTTATAAATGGCCAATGAACGTATTAAAAACCAAGTAGAGCCTGTTTCTCCTGAAGTAGTAAGAGAAACGATAGAAAGTGCCCTTCCAACGCATTCAGATGGAGGCGTTGTAGAGCAAGATAAATCAGCAATTATTTCTAAGGAAAATGTTATTCCAGCAACAAGTATTACACAAAAAATCTATGTTGGCCCTAATGTACTAGGCTTGCCAACATACACGGTGGTTGAAACAACTTTTACACCACATATTAATAGTTTTATTGAGAAATGCCCTGAAATAGAAAAATTATTCGTGCCGATTTTAGAAATGGCAGAGGTAGAAAGTCGGACTAAAGTAAAAGGTACTTTAGAAAATCGTTATTATAATGCAATACGAGAATTCTATTCAGTACCAAGGAAGGGGGCTAACTAATGGCTGGCTATCAACACGGGGTCTATACACATGAGTTACCAACATCTATTAAGCCACCTGTAAAATCAACTGCTGGATTAACTGTTATTGTAGGTACTGCTCCAATCCATTTGACAGAAGATCCTGCATCTTTGGTGAATAAACCAATGTTTGGCTATACGTATTCAGAATGTGTAAAGAAAATGGGTTATCTTGATGATTTTGATAAATATACAATTTGTGAGTCAATTAGTTCGCATTTCGCGCTTTTTGCTGTAGCTCCATTGGTAATGATTAATGTTTTAGATCCTGAAAAGCATTCTGTTCCAGGAACTAAACAATTACCTGTAATTAAAAATGAAGCTGTACTTAAAGAAGATGGGGTACTTAAATCTACTATTGTCGTTAAAAGTGTTGATGATGCCACTACGTATGAAGATTATGAGGTGGAATTTGACGATAATGGCCATTTGCACATTTTTACTTCAGCCGCTAACGAAATCAAAGTGGAATACAAAAAGTTAGATCCTTCACTGGTCACTAACGCAGATATTATTGGCGGTGTATCACAAGAAGGAAATCTAAAAGGACTTGAATTAACAAACGAAGTATTTCCAAGGTTCCGCGAAGTACCAGGAATACTTATTGCTCCTAAATATTCAACAGATCCTGCTGTAGCTGCTGTTATGAAAGCCAAAGTAAGTAATATTAACGGTTTGTTTGGTGCTACTGCATTTGCAGACCTCTCAACAACTGAAGTAAAAGATTACACACAAGCCCCAATGGTAAAAAATCAAAATAATTTAGATAACGAAGATTTACTAGTGTTTTGGCCAAAAATATCTCTTGGTGGAAAACAGTATCATATGTCAACACAAGCAGCTAGTTTAGCAAACCTAGTTGATGCAAGCAACGAAGGTTATCCATGTGAAGAGTTTTCAAATAAAAACTTACAAATGGATGCAGCTGTACTAGAAGATGGTACAGAAATTTTACTTAGCTTGGAACAAGCAAACTATCTAAATGGCCAAGGTATCGTCACAGCACTTAACTGGACTGGAGGTTGGCGTGCTTGGGGTCATCGGACATCTGCTTATCCAACAAATACTGATCCAAAGGATGCCTTTATTTCAGTACGTCGTGTGTTTATTTATGAGCAAAATCAATTTATTCTTTCGTTTTGGAATAATGTAGACAAGCCAGGAAATCCAAAACTAATTGAAAATATTGTTGATAGTAAAAACATTGATCTTAACAGCAAAAAGGCACGCCAATTAATCTTGGGTGGTCGAATTGAGTTTGCAGAAGAAGAAAACGCTACAACCGATCTAATGGATGGCTCTTATGCTTTCCACTTGTATCTCACACCAGGAACACCAGCGCGCGAAATAAAAGGATTATTTGAATTTGATCCTGGTTATTTCAGTGCGCTTTTTAGTTAGGAGGAAACTAAATGAATATACAAGATCAATTAGTAACTCAATACTCAGTTTGGAAGAATGTAACGGATTACCTGGGTGCAGGCGAGGTTGAGCTACCGTCTTTTGAGGCACTTACTGAAACAATGAAAGGTGCTGGCATTGCAGGTGAAGTGAATGCGCCTGTTGTGGGACATTACGGATCTCAAACTTTAAAAATTAACTGGCGAACAATTACAAAGGATGCCATTGCGCTTGCAGAACCTAAAGCCCATTCGATAGATTTACGTGCAAACCAACAATTATTTGATGCAGGTAAAGGTGAATATGTAAATCAATCAGTTGTTATTAAAACACGTTGTGTACCTATAAATCTTAATCCTGGGAAACTTGCTATCGGTGCTTCTACAGAAACAGCCAATGAGTTTGAGGTACATTACATCAAAATTATGATTGATGGAAAAACAGTGATTGAAATTGATAAATTTAATTTCATTTGTGTAATAAACGGAAAAGACGTTTTAGAACAAGTACGAAAAAACATTGGATTATAGGAGGAAAATGAACAATGAATGATAAAACAAATGTTGAAATGGTGGACAACCAAGCCTTAGAGACGCAGATTACTTTAAAACGACCAATTGTATTTGAAGATCAAACAATAAATCAAATTAATTTAGATTTTGAAAGTCTAACTGGAGAGGATATTGAAAAAGCCGAGGCTCAATTTAATGCTGAAGCACCACAAAATTCAATGGTTATGGTAAAAGAAATGTCTAAGCCTTTTCTAGCTATTGTGGCATCAAAAGCAGCGAGAGTTCATGTTGATCTAATTCGTAAACTATCAGCACCTGATTACGCAAAGATTACAACACGAACATCGCTTTTTTTATTAGGTGGCAAATAGCCAAGGAACCAGCTGAAAGCATTCGTTTGATGTGTACTTATTGTGCATTACAAAGCAGAACACCAGTCGATTTTTATTTAAAGCTATCTATACGTAGGTTATTTGGTTGGTACAACACATTTAAACGGATCGATGCACAAAAGCCAAAGAAGCGAGGTGAAAGTTAGTGTCTAAAGTATTTGATATTGCTTTTAGACTTGGAGCAGAACTAACGAGTAGCTTTACCAACACTTTTAATGATGCTGGTGGAATGATGAAAGCGTTAGGTGGTGCCGCAGCTGCTCTTGGTGGTGCAGCTGCTCTTACTAATGCCATTTCACAAGTAGCTGATATGAGTCAAGAATTGGCCACTTTATCAGCTCAAACAGGCTTAATTGGTGATGATTTCGAGGATTTAAAAGGGACTGCAGAGAATTTATTTCGCAATAACTATGGAGATTCCTTTGAAGAAGTTACGGATGCACTCGCTAAGGTTAAGCAGAACATGCATGAATTAAGTGATGCGGATTTAGAGCAATTTACTGGTGAGGCTTTATCATTTGCCAAAACTTTTGACGAGGATATAAATGAAGTGACCAGGGCTGCTAACAATATGATGAGTAGCTTTGGTGTTAATTCAGCAACCGCAATGGACCTTTTTGCAGCAGGAGCGCAAAGAGGTCTTAATTTTTCTGATGAAATGTTAGATAACGTGGCCGAATATGCACCGTTGTTTGGAGAAATGGGCTATAGTGCTGACGAATACTTTGGAATCATGGAAAGAGGGGCCAAGGCAGGTGTTTACAATTTAGATTATGTAAACGATGTAATGAAAGAGTTCCAAATCAGGGTTAAAGACGGCTCAAAATCAACAGATGAAACCTTTTCTGCTATGAGTAAATCAACATTTGATTTGTGGGAAAGTTTTAACCGTGGGGAGGCATCTGTAGCAGATGTTGCAAGCGCTGTGACAAAAGAGCTCCAAGGCATGGATGACCAGGTTACAGCCAACCAATTAGCTGTGGCATTATTCGGAACGAAGTGGGAAGATTTAGAGTCTACAGCTATGTATGCGATGTTAGGATCAACCGATGCCATGGAGGGCTTTGAAGGAGCAATGGAGACAGTAAACCAAATACAGTTTAGTTCATTTAATGCGGCCATCCGAGGGATAGGCCGTATTTTATTTATGGATTTGGTTTATCCAATAGGAGATGCAGTTCTTCCATATCTCAATATATTTGCTCAATATTTAAAGGATAGGTTACCTAATGCTGTATCAAGGCTCAAAATGGTGCTCTCGGTTATTGGACCTGTTGTATTGGGTTTAGTGGGCGCATTTGCGGCTTACAAGGTCGGGTTATCTGCTATCGTTACCTACCAAAAGATATATAACACCATTCAAAAAGCAAGCACAGCTTTAATGGCGGCACATCGTACAGCTATGTTGGCCTCTACTTTTGCAGGTGGAGGATTTAAAGGAATGCTTGCAGCTGTATCCAGTGGAATGCGTGCATTTAATGCAGCCATGCTAGCCAATCCTGTTGTGCTTATCGTTGCAGGATTAGCCGCATTGGGCACTGGATTATATTTTGCTTATCAGAAGTCGGAAACATTTAGAAACGCCATATCTCCATTGCTAGCCCTGTTAAAAGAGACATTCATAAATGGTGTATCTGCAATAGGTTCAACTGTCATGAGCTACCTTCCAGTAATTATGGAGGCATTTTCTTCTTTAGGTGGAGCTATAATGTCAATCGCAACTGCAGCAATTCCCGTCTTATCAACCATTATTCAATCTGTATTTCCGATTATTGTTTCTGTAATTCAAACAGCAGTTCCAGTAATAGCTACGCTGATACAAGGAATCGCAATGATTTTCACTAATGTAGTAGTACCAGCTATTCAAGGTATTTTAACTGTAGTTCAATATGTGTTCCCATATATACAGATGGTAATACAAAATGCTTTGGCTATTGTAAACGGTGTGATACAGACAGCGATGGCGCTATTACAAGGTGATTGGGATGGTGCCTGGAATGCTATTCTTTCAACAGCTTCAACAATCATGAACAACATAATTTCATTCTTCCAAGGAATTAATCTGTATGATGTTGGGATAGCAATTATCAATGGATTGATCAACGGTATTAAATCCATGGGTGGGGCTGTTTTAGGCGCGATAGGTGATTTAGTACCTAAACCTTTGAAAAGCGCAGCTAGTAAGTTTTTAGGGGAGCTCCCTGGCTTTGCTGAAGGTGGTATCGTTGGTAATCCAACGTTAGCATGGATTGGTGAGGGCGGTGACACAGAGTCTGTAATCCCTTGGAATAATAGTCAACGAAGCAGAGACTTATGGCTACAAACTGGCCAAGCACTTGGCATGTTAAACAATGATGGAATGCTTGCAGATTTACAAAAACAAGTGGCACCCGATGCATCAATTATTAATCCTCAACAAGTAGCTGACTCTAGTGGTAATGGTGGAAGTATTGTTATTCATTATTCGCCACAGTACAGTGTACAAAGACCAGAGGATTTAGATAGTGTTAAACAACATGCGGATGCTGATAAAGACGATTTAGAAGCTCGTATTGCGGAAATACAACGAAATGAAAGGAGATTGTCGTTTGGGTAAGCTGTATAAGACAATTTCAGGTGATGAGTGGGATGTAATTTGTTATAAACATTACGGCACAGAAATGGTGATGGACCAAGTAATGAATGCCAACCCAAAACACATTCAAACAGTTGTATTTTCAGCTGGTATTGAGTTAATATTGCCTGAAATTGACACGATTAAAGAAATCGCTAATAAACCGCCATGGATGAGGTGATATAGTGACTAATACAAGACAAGCAATTGTCGTTATTTCTTACAATGGGAAAAACATAACAGCAGACTTAGCGCCTGATTTAACTTCATTTCAGTACAATGATAATGAAGGGAAAAGTGATGAAATCCAATTAGATTTGCAAGATCGTGAAAAGAAATGGCAGGATCCATGGTTACCAGGTAAAGGTGATAAGATACATGCTACAATCCGTCTTGAAAATTGGCGTAAAGAAAAAGAAGTGTCGCAGTTAAAATGCGGCACTTTTTATATTGACGATGTAAGTTTTAAGGGACCACCAGATAAAGTCTCAATTAAAGCTGTTTCAACACCTTTCGATGAAGGTGGTAAAGACACTGAGAAAACGAAAGCATGGGAAAATACAGATTTAAAGACGATTTTAACAGATGTGGCAAAATCAGCAGGGCTTAAATTATTTTTTGATGCTCCTAACCACAAATATAAACGTGTTGAACAATCAAAAAAAACTGACTTGGCCTTTGCTAAAGAGATCACCAAGAAAGAGGGTTTATCCATCAAGGTAACAAATGATCAGCTTATTGTTTATGACGAGTTGGAATATGAAAAGAAATCAGCCGTCCGAACAATTACCCGAGGTGAGGATGATATTAAATCATACGATTTTAAAGAAACTGCAGCTGAAGAACAGTATGCCAAAGTGGAGATTTCTTATTCTGATGCTACAAAAAAGAAAACCATAAAATACACCTATAATGTACCAGGTGTGAAAAGTGGACCTACCCTCAAGGTTAATAAAAAGGCTAAAAATTTAGATGAGGCTAAACGATGGGCACAAGCAGAAGCACGCAATAAAAATAAGCGTTCTAAAACGGGGAAAATTACATTGTTAGGTGACGAGAGATTAGTACAAGGGCTAACTATCGAACTAAAAAAGTTTGGTGCTTTTAGTGGTAAATATATTATAGAGTCTGCTGGACACAATGTAACAGGCGGTTATACAACAGATATTAATTTAAGGGGGGTGCTAAGTTATTAATGTCAAAGTCAATGCAATCAACTTCATTTGAAGCTGTTAAATACGGCATTGTTTCATCAATCAATCGTGCAAAGGCAACAGCAAGAGTACATTTTGAGGATTGTGATGATGCTGTATCAGATGAATTAAGTGTAATACCTTTCAGGACAATGAAAACGAAACACTACTGGATGCCGAGTGTAGGGGAGCAGGTTATAGTTTTATTTGCAGCCAATGCGCCTGACACGGGATTTATTATTGGTGCTGTATATTCTGATGTCGATACGCCTCCTGAAGAAATCGGAGAACAAGATTGTATAGGTATTTGGTTTGAAGATGGTACCATACTCAAATACGATTTGGATACTAAAACACTTGTTATGGATTGTACTGGTGAAATTAATATTGTGGCAAAACAACCTATAAATATTAAGGCAGAGAGTGATATGTTCCTAGATGGAAACCTACACGTTACTAAAGATATTATCGCTGGTGGGGTCAGTCTAGTGAATCACGTCCATCCATCTCCTGGAGGTACTACTGGTACACCAACGAAAGGATGATTAGATGATTGGGACATGGGGCAATGTAATTTTTTCTGTATCAGATAAGAAAGTCAATACATTTGATGGTTTTAAGCGTAGTGAATCAGCAAGATGGTCAAAGCATGATATACATGGCCAAAAATCAAAGTCTGAATTTACAGGCGTAGATAATGGAAAAGTATCTTTCACTATGCACTTTTCTGCCTTTCATGGCGTGAATCCTATCAAAGAATTAGATAAATTCATCAAGTGTGTGCGTAGTGGAGAAGCACACACTTTAATCATTGGAAATAAACGTGTTGGCGTTAATAAATGGTATCTGCCAAGCGTTGATCAATCATGGGACTATTTCGACAACAAAGGCAACATATTGAGTGCTGGTATTACAATAACGATGGAGGAATATGTATGACACAACAATATACATTAACTTACAATCCTTCAGTTATAAACTTTCGTCCTAATAGTGTATTGGAAGAAATCTTTCAAAATATAAATACAATCCTTGGTACGTCCAAATTTTCTGTACCTCTTTTTCGCAGTTTTGGGCTAATTGAATCATTTGTAGATAAGTCAGTAACGAACCTTCATCCGTTGTTTGTTGCAGAAATTTTCGAAGCAGTTGAAACATATGAACCGCGTGTGATTGTAGAGGAAGTAAAGCTAGATGTAAACGTGGATGGCCAAGCCTATCCAACAATAATTTTTAGTCTTAGAAATGGGGTGGTATTGTGACGGTTATTTTGCCTGAAATAAATTTTTTAACAACTAACCCTGAAGAACTGGCCAATGAATTCATTCAAATGTATGAACAAGAAGAAGGAAGGAAACTTGCACAAGCAGATCCATTGAGGCTCATTTTTTTAACTTGTGCATCTGTGATTACTAAACAAAACGTGGCCATAAATGACGCAGCCAAACAAAATTTACTTTACTATGCGCGTGGAGATATATTAAAGCACAGAGGGGCTGAATTTGATACACCTGTTTTAGAAGCAACAGCAGCGTCAACCACATTACGTATGCATTTGTCTTTACCTCTTTCAACATCAAAAATCATAAAGAAAGGGGAACTATTAGCTACTTCTAATGAAGGGGCTATTTTTTTTGTTTCTACACATGATGCTGTTATTGAAACGACAGATTTATTTGTTGATATTAATTTAAAGTGCACCATCACAGGTCCTGAAGGTAATGGTTTTGCTATTGGAGAAATCAACAGCTTAGTGAAGCCATTGCCATATATAAGCAAAGTTGAAAATATTACAGTTTCAGCAGGTGGATCACTAGAAGAAGATGAGGAATCATACCGAAATCGTATTTATTTAGCACCTGAAAAACTCTCTAATGCAGGGCCGACAGGAGCATATGAGTATTATGCAAAATCGGCATCACCATTGATTAGCGACATTTTTGTAGATTCTCCACAACCTGGTTATGTGAATATCAGCGTTTTATTAAAAAACGGAGAATTACCTTCAGAAGAAATTATTCAATTAATTTATGAAAAAGTGAATGCCAAGGACGTACGGCCACTAACAGATTTTATTACTGTAAGTGCTCCAGAAATAGTCACTTATGATTTAGATGTTGTTTATTACATCGAAACAAATGCGGTAGATAAAACACTCATTCATCAAAATGTTGAAAAAGCTATTGATGAGTATGGGAAATGGCAATCATCAAAGATTGGTCGAGACATCAATCCATCAAAATTGATTAGCGATTGCTATAAGGCTGGAGCAAAGCGAGTCGAGGTAAGGAAACCTTTTTTTATGGCTATTAATAAAGGCCAAGTTGCTGTTATGGAAAACAAAAATGTAACATTTGGGGGCTTAGAGGATGATTGACTTAAAACAAAATACGCTTTTACGTGAGATCCCCAATAACCTACTACAAGATGAAAAGGTTAAAAATTTAGCGAAAACATTGCAGACATCATTGGATCAAATGCGAGATTGGGCTTATAAAATTAACTACACGTTACATTTAGATAAATTAGATGATGCAGTGTTAGACCATTTGTTGTGGGAGAAACACATTGGCTGGAATGAAGGATTGTCGTTGGCTACTACACGCCAACAAAAAATCAATCTTATTCAAACAGCTATCAATACCCACCGACGCAAAGGAACACCTGCAGCAATCGAACAGGTCCTTGAAGCGTTAAATTTGCCTGGTGATGTGATTGAATGGTTTCAATACGAAGGAGAACCATTTCACTTTAAAGTTGAAGTAACTACCACAAACATTACAAGTAAAACTTTATTCTTACTTAGGCAACTAGTAAACGAATATAAAAACACAAGATCATGGCTCGACTTTGTGGCTGTAAAGTTGCCCAAAAATGAGTATATCGAAATTGAAACTAGCAAGTCACATTATCCAGTTTACTTGCCTGTTTGTGGTGAGATTTATTGTGAAGGTGTACCAGGTGCAGGCACTAAAAAATCAATTGAAATTGAATCGAAAAACTACACGTATCCAGTTTACATGCCGATATGTGGTGAAATATTTGCTAGCGAGGTGATAGACACATGGTAACACGTATTTTATTAGACCGAACATATGAATTTTGGAGAGACATGATGAAAAAGGCTGTTGTGACAATAGACGGCCAAGATGTGATCAAATCATTCCATTCGCAGGAGATTGTAGGAGACACAGTAAAAACTTATGTGTATTTGGATGATGGTCATGGTCATGTAACCAATGCAAAATTAGTTGATGCTCAAGGAATTGAATTAGATCGATATGAAACATCAATAGAACAAAGCGATGATGGTGTAATGATCATTTTTACGCTCACTGGCACGTTGAAAGGAGAGTTGCAGGTATGAGTCTAGTAGTCTCTAACAAATACGAGTTGATTCACTGGCGAGATCGTATTTGGAAAATAGGTCCTGATGGCAAATTAATACCTCAACGGGATGAAAATAATCAGATTATCAACAATCCACTCACTGGACAACCAGAATATGAGTATTTAGAAACTGGAACACGTGTAAATGCTAAACGATTAAATCACATGGATGAAGGAATATATTCTGCTCATGATTACATTGTAGAGTTAAAAGCCACTATTAGACGTATGCAGATCCAAATGGAGCTGGATGGTCGAGTGCCAGGCAATTCTGGAACATTTGCAGATACACTTGATGGCAGCTCAAATAAAATTAAATTAGACAAAACTTTAACAGATATTGTTGAAGCAGTTGCTATAGGTACAACTACTATTAAAGTGGCCAGTGTAGAAGGATTCACAGCTTTCACACAGGTCACTATTTTTGATGATGAACATATAGAGGACGTTGTGATCACTGAGGTAGGAACAAACACTATCAAGGTACAAGCATTAAAAAATGCGTACAAAAAAGGTGCAAAAGTGGCTCGAAGTAATGTGGTAATCGATACAACAAATGCTGAAATGGGTGTCGGTGATTGGCAGACATATAGCGTTGAGTTAGTGGAGGTGGTTTAAGAATGGCACAGCATTATTACGATAAGTTTAATACGATAACAAATTATACTTATTCCCAAGGTCCGTGGAGTAGTGAAGCTGGTTGGACGCCAATGACATTTTGGGATTTGTATAGAAACTATACATTCTATAGCCAGAACGGGAGTTATGGTGTATCTAATCAGATAGGGTACAGCGTACCACTTAATATAGGTGATGTAGCCTATAGAATAAATGGTTCTACTTTACAACGTTTTACTATCTACGCGCAAAACGAAGGTAATTTATCAGGGGCATCACATAATGTAACAATAGCAGAAAAAAAGGCGAGTGAGGTCACGTCAGTACCGAGTTACAACAAAGGGTCACTAGTGCAATCTAACATCGTGGCTGAGAATGGCACATATCCCGCCAACGGACGTCATACAGACGGTTATTGGTACGTTAGAGGCGCTGAAGTGGTTGGTGAGCCTGGAACGATAACGACGTCCGCAATCACATACGAAAACACAGGCGGCAGAAAAGTCACACGACTAAGCAACGGGTGGCTTGTTATGGTTGCCGCGAATAAGTCACTATCAACAGTTTATTGGTATGTATCTAAAGACGGTGGGACTACGTGGTCACAACTATGCTATAACAACGGGGGCTGGACAGCACACTTCGCGATAGCTAGTCATGGTACAAACGTGTATACAGCTGTGGCGACTAGTGGCGGCATGACTGGGGTCGTGAAATTTGATGCCGCAACCGTCCAAAACGCCGTACAGCCTGTCATAAATCTTACACCTTCAGGGCAAACGGGCGTCAATTCGGTGTCTATTGCTACAGACCCTTTAAACGGTGCAATCCACCTACTGTGGGTAGCTAAAACAACGACGTATCCAAACTCGTGGAATTTACGTTATACCAAGAGTACCAATGGCGGTAGTACGTGGGACGGCGCTGCAAATACAACTCAGTTGAACGCAAGTACAACTAACTACTCATACGTTGATCTGGTAGTAAGAAATGGTGTTCCGATTGCATTAAGTCAACATTACAATCAGTCAATTGGCACTTATACCATATATTCTCATGTTATCAATAGCAGTAATGGTTCATCTGTAAATTACGAAGTGTTTGCTCACAGTTTACCGCTAGGCAAACTATCGTTAGCAGTAGACAAAAACGGGGTTTTACATGCCGTTTGTAGCGTCTATACCAGCGCTAGCAATTCGACATACAACGTGGTATACAGCCGTAGTGTTAACGTGGGCGTTACTTGGGGCGGAATTAAATATCTAACCAATTCCGTAGGTGGTAAACATAGCCACGATGCAACTATTTCGGTAGACGCCTCTAATAAACTTGTTGTTGCGGTGTCTACAAGCGCCATCATACAAAGTGATAGTTATAACGACATTGCAAGTTTTTACAGTAGTAACGGCGGTGATAGTTGGACACAAGGTGAATTTGTCGCCACATCTAGTATAGACAACCTAACAGTGCCTTTCGTAGTTTATGACCCTACGTTTTCGGTAACATTGCAAAACCCGCCCGCCACACTATATATACAAAACATCAGCGGGGCTTCTAATGCACCTCGTCCGATGTTTAGAGGGACATTAAGTATCAACAAAGCGCCATCGGTTACCCTAATATCACCTTCTGACAATCAGACATTGTATGAAAACGACACAATAAACCTCACAGGCGATGCCTACGATGCAGATAAAGACCAATCAGTAACAGTTTTCTATCAAATTAACGGTGAACAAAGAAAAGTCTTAGCAATTAATGCCAGTCAAACGCAAATAACACTATCCAAGCAGCTAACATTCAAGGATGGCAAGCTGTTTGATGGTGAAATGGTCCTCACTGGCACATTAGCGGAGGGTGTAGCCCACACGTTGAAGGTTTGGGCAGTAGATAGTGAAAACGGCCAGTCAGCTACTATTGAACGTACATTTTATGTCGTGCCTAACCGAGCTCCTTTACTATCTGTTGACGCTGTTGTCCCTTCAGGAGTTGTCGATACAGACAAATTTAAAATCAGTGGTACTTCATCTGATCCAGACGCAAACGCGAATGTTAAAGTAACCAAAAAAGTAAATGCTAACAACCCTGTAGAAATCTATAACGGACCAGGCGGCGCTTGGGAGTTTGATGTATCACTCGCTGAACTTGTAGTAGGTGAAAATACCATTGTTATTGAAGTAATTGATAACTATGGCGCTAAGACAAGCAAGACAATAAAACTAAAGAAAAATGAAGTGAAAACGCCTATTTTGCATGCTGTGGCGAGGTACAAGATTACACCTCCTGCTGGATCCGCAAAGGGCGTTTTATTGTTCATTGAACGTGACGAGGACATGGATCTAACAGTTGAGTTATCTATGACGTTAGTAGGGGAGCAAGAGCAGTATGAAACGCTAACGGCCAATAATACGGCTCCTATGCCTACAAACGGCATCGTTGAAGATACTTTTTATTTTGAGACGACAGAGCCGAAAGACAACATCATTTTGAAAATCTCTACAACACGGTCAGATGTAATGGTAAATCACAAAATCCATCTAATATCGGGGGCGGTTGAATAATGGCTTTAGAATATAAACAACGTGAATCTGATGGCTCTATGGGTCAGCCTGTAAAGGTTGGAACTGGACTGAGAATAGATGAACAAGTATCGTCACTTGGTGAACAGTTGGCCCAGGAGAAGATTAAGGGCATTCAAAAGGATCTTCTTATAAATAGTCTTGGTGAAACAGTTACACAGTTAAAGCTAGAAGTAATGGCATTGAAAGGGGGTGTTTCATGATGCAATTTTGGCAAATCGCTTTTATGTATAAATGGGTGACTGCAGCACAATTACGATTAGCAGTTAAAACAGATGCTAATCCTTTTGGAGAAATTACACCTAAACAATACAAAGAAATTACGGGGCAAGATTTCGAGACGCAAGCAGAGGCTTAGCGTTATTTATTATGCCTTTCACAGTCTTGTGAAGGGCTTTTATATTGATTTCCGAGGTGAACTAATGGATGAACAACGTATTGGGAAGTTAGAACATGATATGACTGATGTGAAAACTCGCTTAGCCGTAGCTGAATCAAATATCAGGGAAATTAGAGAAGATATTGGTGGAATCAAAGATAATACAACTTGGATTTTAAGATTAGTTATTGGTGGACTAGTGGGAGCAATGTTGACCTTTATTATAAAAGGAGGAATGATTTAATATGAAAATTAACTGGAAAGTACGTTTACATCATAAGCCATTTTTAGTGGGAGCATTCTCATTGTTACTGTTATTAATTCAACAAATTGCGGCTTTATTTGGCTTTGATACTACGATTTACAATGAGCAAGTAACAGATATTTTTAACACTGTGCTTGCTTTATTAGTTTTATTTGGTGTCGTGAGTGATCCAACAACACCAGGGCTAAATGATAGTGAGAAAGCGATGAGATACAGCCGAAAGGATGATGATAAATGAGTGCAAGCGTAACTCAAACATGCAGAGATTTAAGCGAATTAACTGCAGCTGCTCAAACTGCATGTCGCCTATTGTTCCAGGAATGTTACAAAGCTGGAATTGTGGACATTTTTATAACAGAGACTTATCGCAGCCAAGCACGGCAAAATTATTTACATGAGCAAGGGCGTACAAGGCTTTTTGATGATGCAGGAAATAAATTATATAAAGTTACTTGGACGTTATTAAGTAATCACACATCACGTAGAGCATGGGATATTGCCGTAGCTCCACCTCGCGATCTATATGATAAATCTACATTGTCGAAGGTTGGTGTAATCGCCAAACGGTTAGGGATCACATGGGGTGGATATTGGCCTGCTGGACAATATGATGCCCCACATTTCGAGATTCCTACATCATGGAAGATGCCAAAAGGATACAAGTTGGAAGGACAAGTAATTGTTCCATCTAATAGCAAATTAAAAGTACAACTATTTGTTGAAGATAAACCAAAAGAAAAGGATGATGATGTTATGAAATTTACAAATCCAACAACTGAAAATGCAGTGCGTGATTATATTAAACAATCAGTTGATAAAAAATTGGTCGATAAATCTTGGTTGGAGAAATTCGATAATGGAAGCATGACAAGTGGTGATTTTGAAGGATTGAAGATTATCATTGCTCAACGTAGTGCTTAACAGCGAAGCCTGTTACCTTAATTGGTAATAGGCTTTAAAAAAGAAATAAAAATTACATTTTGATAAATATTTTTTAAGTTGAAAAAACAATCTTAATAAAATATTTCAAGAGTTTAGTTTGAAATTCAAAAAACATTACTTTAGTTATATCTGTTAAATAAAAAGACGCCAAAAAATGGCGGTTAATTTGGCGTGATTTGGCGTGATTTGTTAAAAACTATAATTAAACCGTCAAAACTAAGTCATTAATCGCGCCAAAAAAGTGGCGTAATTTTTCCATTGAAATGGGTATATTGGTAATGATAGGATTAATGTGACTCGAGGGAAATTAAATTTGTTATAACAAGTAATGTGAAAATATTATTATTAAAGAATATTGATTTTACTACATAATCGTTTACAGTTTTTTAGAAAGAGTTTCGACAAAAATTTAATGAGTAATGTAGGAAATATATGGAGCTAAATGCTAATTAAAGGAGCTTAATAATTATGAAAAAATTTAAAGTACTTACAATGTCAGCTATATTATCAATAACAAGTCTTGGTTTATTTCCAACAGAAAAGGCAAATGCGTCAGTTTTAAATGAATCAGGTGTAAATAATACATTTTTAAATAATCCAGTTGTAGCATCAGTTTCAGGTTCAGGTTGGCAGACTAAAGGGGGAATAAAAGCACGGGTTTCTACTAGTAAAGATACATTTAATAATACTGAAAGAATTTATGTAAACGCAGAAAGATCTGGTACAGGTGCTACAGTCTATTATGAAGTAAACATTCTTAAAAATAATGGTACTGAATGGACTCAAACTCCTGATTCCGGGAAATCTGGAACATTTACATCTAAGGTACATAGTTTAAATTTTAATAATTATGGTCCTGGGCGTTATAGAGTTTTATTGAAAGTTTTCTCTGATTCAAGCAAAATTAATTGGATTGGAGACTGGGAAACTACTTTTTTTGTTAGTTAATTAAGAAAAATAATATCTATTATAAATTTATAGTTTATAATTTAACGTTGGTTTTTAGGAAAGCCCAGGCGCTCATTTTAACAGTGAGTACCTGGGCATTTTTTGTTTATTCATCATACGGTCTGTACTTTTTTCTGAGTAATTCAAGTTCTTCTTTTTTCTCTAATATCATGCTTTTTAAAAACATTTTAGGCTGCTCTTTAACAGCTATTAACTTTCCGTCTTTAACTAATTTTCCAAGACGTACTTTGGATATATCTAAAATTTCAATTGCTTCAGCTGCAGATAACAATTCTTCATTTAAGAATTCAAGTAGTTCCTCAGTTGATTCAAATTTGTACTCCATTTAACTACCTCGCTTTTATCATAAATAGAATTAGTCTTATGATGTGAATTAAAATTGTGAATCCATACAGTGTAATTAATACATAATCTAATGTTGAAGGATTTTGAAAATCAACGTATGTGAGTATTATGACTGTGCTGGCTAATATTAAAGCAACATTTGCATAACCAAATCTTTTAAGCATTTTTTTCATACATGAAAGTGGATGTGTTATAATTTGATTGAGAAGGAGGCGCTAACCTCCTTCATAGCTTATTTGCGACGTTTCTTCTTTGCGGGAGGGCGTCGCTTTTTCTTTGTCCCTTGCACCATGTCGTAAATGTCTTTCAAGCCTGATGTGAAAGCTTTAAAAGCTGTTGCGACTAGTGCTACTGTTGCAAGGACTTTTTCAAATTCATCCACTCTTGTTCACCTCCTTTCTATACTTTTATTATACTATACCTATTTAATAAAGTAAATAGATATTATTGATTTATTCCCCTATTATGCTAAAAATTTTCAATAAAAAACCACTCAAATGAGTGGCTTTATTTTTATTCTAATCCTAATTGAGTTTTGTTCATCAATTTTCCGCCCTGGAACATTAAAGATGCATTTCCACCTAATGATTTACCATTGTAGCTATACATAACTACATCACCAGATTCAGATACAACCGCACCTTCACCACCAAGAATCTCAAATACCTGTTCTTTAGTCATGCCATTTTCTAACTTGTTAAATTGCTCAAGAGTAATTTCAATATCTGATGTCTCCACACCAAATTGAGATTTGTTGATTAGTTTGCCACCTTGGAACATCATAGTAGAAGATGCCATGACACCATCAGTTTCAAATTCATACATAACTGTGTGGTGAGGTTCACCAGCTGATCCCGTTTCAGACATTATTTTACCTTCAGCACCAACAATTTTTACTACTTCTTCATACGTCATGCCATCTTTAATTTGTTTGAACTTTTCCTCAGTTAATTTGCCATCTTCTTTAGTAGCTGGTGCTGATGTCTCTTGCTTAGAATCAGTAGAAGTTTCAGCAACTGGTTTTTCATCTTTTGTTGACTCATCCTTTGTAGTAGTTTCTCCACAACCTGCTAGTCCAAGACTTAATACTAACGCTGCACTAAATACTATTTTTTTCATTTGTAAATTCCTCCCTCTTTATTTCCATTTTAGGGAATAAGCAGACAAATGTACATATAAAAAAACAGACAACCAATGTTAGTTATCTGTTATCGTATACTTCATCATCGCAATAAACACAATAACCTTTCCCGTTCTTAATTGGAACGGGTGAACAACATAGTGAACATTGAATAGTTTTACTTTGATCATTTATTTTTTTAACGAAATTTTCACTCCCGCATAATCGACATTTCGTAGTTGAATCACTATATATAGCTTTGCAATTATAGCATCGTTTTTTCTCCACGTTATCACCATCCTATAGGTATTTAGAGAATATATAAATACAAAAAACAGACAACCTTGATTAGTTATCTGTTTTCTCTTTTATTTCATATGTCACGACTGCTTTAATGCCATCTTTATTTCTAGTCGTCTTTGTATCAAAGGATACATACAATTCATCAATTGTATAACCTTCATTTAACTTCGCTTTAAGAGCATCTCTCAGTGCCTTCTTTTGTATATTCGAGATTTTTGTTACCAACTCGTTTAATTCCATCCCCATCACCCCACAGATTATTTCAGTTCAAGTATTTCGTTCATATCAATTATTTCAAGGGCTTTACATATTATTGCAAGTTGTTCGCGGTTAATGGTGCTACGTTGATTGTTTACAATTTCGCTAATTGCATTTGGTCTAATAGAAGTCATTTCAGCTAATTGCTTTTGAGAAATCCCACGTTCATCAATGATTTTCTTTAATTTTACCTCAATCATTTTTCCACCACCTATCAGTTAAAATCATAATCCCATTATAACACCATATCGCTATTTGAGAAATATTATATTCAATTATATTGACATATCGATATGTCGATATTAATATTTATATAACGATATATCGATATTTTATGATAGTGAGGTGAAAACGATGGCATTTGAATACTTATCAACATATAAAACATTTGAATCAGTAGCAGACATGGACACAGCTGTTGAGGACCACATTGCGGCTCATTACTACGACTTAACAGAATCAGAACGTGCCATCGTTTTCAAGCTTGCTAGTCATGCATTGGAGCATCCAGGAGCCTGCCATTTGAAAGCTGTCACTATTGCTGCAGCATTGGAGATCAGCACCAAGACAGTTTATCGAGCAATTTCAAAATTGGAATCATTAGGAATCATCAAGAAAGAAACGACTGTTAAAAGCAAAGGTGGACAAGGAGCAAGCATCTACATTATTTTGCCTTACAATGTCTCACCGTCAATGTCCGAGCGTGAAAATGATGAAAAGCCTTGTGAGAGTAAGGTTGAAGCGCAACAATCTGAAAACCAATCATCTAAATCTTTTAATCATTTATCTTTTAAAACAAGCACTTTACAAGAAATATATAATAATGCTCACGCTGAAAAAGAGGCTCATAAGGAATACATGAATGAGTACCAGGTGATGCTATTTGACTTTATGAATAGCTTGCCATTAGCTGACAATTTGAAAGATGAATTGCACAAGGTTGTAATGGCTTCACAAGTAAATTCTGTGGATGAATTTATAAAAGCTAAGAACGTGCTATTTAAAATTGCTATGGATATTAAAGAGGGTATTTTAACAGTCACAAGCACATTAAGAGCTGTGTTTGCAGGAGCGTATAACAAGGCTGTAGAGCGTTCAAGCATGAAGCTTAGTAAATCATCAAAGATAGAAGAAACAGCAGATAGAGAGCGTCCAGTACCTTTTTATAACTGGCTGAATGAGCGTGATAATCGTTCAGAAATATGTAGTAGACCAAATTTAGAAAACTGGCTTGAATGGTGA